CATGAGTTATATCTGGTAGGCAGTCTTACTGGAGCACTTTCAGCATCGGAAGTAGCATCACTCTCGGATAACCCATGGCAAATCTTTCAATCTCCGGCGCGGAGGCTATGGGTAGGGGCAGCGGGGGGAACAAATACTGCTGTCAATCCCGGCACTGGCTCTATAGCAATTACAGGCTACGCCCCGTCCATAGCACAGACTGCGAATCAAGCCGTAGCGCCTGGTGTAGGCAACATTGTCATTACAGGCTACGCGCCAACGATTAGCCAGCCACAGGCGGTCAATCCGGGCGCTGGCACGATAACCATCACCGGTTACGCGCCAACGGTTACGCAGAATGTCGATGTGCCTGTTAATCCAGGTGTTGGCACGATAGCTATCACAGGGTATGCGCCCACAGTTGCGCAGACAGCTAATCAGTCAATCACGCCTGATGTCGGAAATATTGCCATCACGGGTTATAGCCCGACTGTTTCGCAAAGTGCTAATCAGGCGGTTACGCCTGACGTCGGAACGATCACGATTACAGGCTATGCCCCGATAGTCCAGCAAGCACCTGCGTCGCAAAACATAACGCCAGATGTCGGCACGATAACCATTACTGGCTATGCGCCTACGGTTGAACAAAGTTCACCGCTTAGGTTGGGTGGCTTTGAATACAGCAACAAAGTCTATATCAAGCGAAACAAGAAGATATATATCTTTGATTCTGTAGAAGAGGCAGATTCGTACATTGAAGCGGAAGCCAAGGCAGAGGAGATTGTCCAACAATCGAACAAGACTTCTCGCCTGGCTAGAAAGCGGGCGAGAGAAAAAGCCTTCAAGTTGCTGGCGATTGAACCCGTTGAGGCAATAGATATTCCTGCGCTGAAAACGCTAGTGTCTCAATTGCAGACAGACTTTGAGTTGCCGAAGCTGATTGCCCAGCAAGATTGGCAGAGAGTTGTCGAGATTTACAACCAAGCGATGGAAATGCAAGATGAAGAAGATTTACTTCTCATCCTTTAAGGAAACACTATGTCTACTGCTATGACTGATCACGGAACCGCCCAACGCGGCATGGAAGCCCGCCAGGTGCTAGATAACGACGCCTTCAAAGAGGCAATGACTGTGCTTAAAGACCAGATTGTCGAGCAATGGAAGGCATGCCCTGTGAGGGACAAAGAAGGCCAGACATTGCTGCTTCAATTGGCGAAAGTTGCAGAGAAATTTGAAGGCACGCTGATCGGCATGATTGAGCGCGGCAAGATGGCGCAACACAAGATTGATTTGAACGAATTGCGGGACGAAAGCAAGCCCCGCCGATTCTTTCGACAAGTTTTATAGGCAGGCACTTGCCTTTTTAGCGACCGCAGTGATGCGCCGCGTCCCTCTTTAGTGCCATGAGAGAGGGATTTGACGATAGGAAACCAAAATGCCCGGATACGCTGAATCAGCACCCGAAGCAGGGTTAGCAGGACTCGCTTCATTCTTGTCAGACACGCCTGAAAGGGAATCTGAAGAAGATGAAGACATTAACGCAGAATCTCCACCCGATACGGACACGGAAGAGGAAGCAGAAGCTCACCAGGATGATGACGAACCTTCTGACGATGATGAATCAGATGAAGCCGACAAAGACCCTACACCTGAGCGAAAGGTCAAAGTCGCCATAAAAGGCGATGATGGCGAAGAGCAGGAGCTTGAGGTATCCGAAGAAGAGTTAGTCAAGGGATACCATCGCCAGCAAGATTACACGAAGAAAACGCAAGCCCTTGCGGAACGTGAAAATCAAGCGGTAGAGTTCCTAAAAGCAAAACACGATGAATTTCGCCAACAGTATTTGTCACAAGCCGAATTAGCACGGGCGGCAGTGACCAATATGGCGGGAATCAAAACCGAAGCTGAACTTGCTGAACTGGCAAATTCAGACCCGGCAGCGTGGGTAGCAGAAAGTCAACGCCAAAAAGAGATATTCAATTACCTGAACTATCTTGATCAACAGATCAATGGTGAAAGGCAAAGAGCGTCTCAAGAGCAAACCGAGCGACAGGCGCAAACGCTCCAGGAACAATACCAAAAAGCATGGACGGTATTAGAAAAGGAGAAGATAGACAAACCTGCTCTAGCCAAGATTTACACTGACGCGAAGAAGGTCTATGGATTCACCGATGAAGAACTCGGGGGGGTCTATGACTCACGTCTGGTGATGGCGTTGCGGGATGCGGCTGCTTATCAGGCACTAAAGTCAAAAAAGGCGGAAGTGACCAAGAAAGCCGTTGATGCACCACGTGTGCCTAATAAACAAGCAACCACGGCTAACGAGCGTCGGCAACAAAAGCTGAATGACCGCTTCAAGGGCGGTCGGGCAAAGTTGTCTGACTTAGCAGAACTCTTACGATAAAGGATTAAATCATGGCACAACCAGCCAACTTATACGATAAATTTGACCTCACCGGAGTACGTGAAGACTTGATCGATAAGATCTTCAACACGTCCCCCACTGAAACCCCAGTTATTACCGCTTTCGGTCGCAGCAGCACGAACAACACTTACCACGAATGGCAGCGCGACTCCCTCGCTACCGCCAATAAAGACAACGCCCTGATTGACGGCGATGACTTTTCGGCACAAGCGTTGGTACCGACAGCCCGCGTGGGCAACCATTGCCAGATTTTCTATGCCCAGCCTGCGGTATCTCGCCGGGCCAACATTGTGAAGAAAGCGGGCCGCGCCGCAGAAATGGCTTACCAAAAAGCCAAAGCCATGCTGGAAATTAAGCGCCATATGGAAGCAGCGATTGTTTCCAATAACGTGGCTGCTGCCGGTAACTCCTCAACCGCTTCCAAAGCTGGCGGATTGGGTGTACAGAACTACGCCAATACGAATCACGGGGCAGGCGGTTCTACCGCAGCATGGACCTCCGGCGCACCGACAACCGCACCGACCGGAGGCACACCACGGGCCTTTACGGAAGTTATCCTGAAGGATGTGGTTCAAAAATCCTATATTGCCTCTGGTGAAGTCCCGCGCATGGTGGTGATGTCGCCTAACCATAAAGGGGTGTTCTCTGGCTTTACCGGCATCGCGGTTAATCGCTATCAAGTCGGCAAGAAAGAACAGGGCCGGATTGTCGGCGGGGCAGACGTTTATATGTCTGACTTCGGCGAATTGGAGATCGTGCCTCACTACCTGATGGCTGGGGCCACCGATGTTCATCTTATCAATACCGAGTACGGGGAAGTTGTTTTCCTCGATGGTTTCCGCACTCAGGAAATAGGCCCTACGGGTGATAGCCAGAAGAACTTGATTACAGCGGATGTCACCTTTGCTGTACGCGCACCTAGTGCGTTCGGCAAGGCCGCCGATCTGTCAGGCGGTTAATCTGTTCCATTGATTTAGCCGCAAGGCCGAAGGGGTGAAAAGCCCCTATTTTACTTTGGAGAGATCATGACACCCATAGAATCGTTTGAATTAGATGAAGGCTATGACGCCAGTGGCGTGCGTACCCTTGTCAAGTTTGAAGGCGATCAGGCAGTCAAAGTGCGTAGTTACGATGCAGAGCCATTGATAGAGCAATGCAAGGCTGAAAGGATTGCCAGCGCTGGAATGAACTGGGGTGAAGGGCGAAAAGTAGGCAGCATCCCCCCTCATGTTTATGCCACATTTCTACAAATTAAAGACCAGCGCGAACGTACTAAGCTGATTAAAAACTTCCTGAATATCAATACCCATTTTGTCACGTTTGATCGGTATCTGAAATGAATTACACCGAATTGAAGACTGCTATTGCGAATTACACCCACAGGGATGACTTGACGGCAAAATTGCCGACGTTCATTCAGTTAGCCGAAGCGAATATCTTTCGTGAATTAAGCCTGAATGAAATTGAGACCTCAGTCACAGCAACGACCTCTGGGAATTCGATTACGCTGCCTTCAGATTTTGGCTCAGTGTCCCGCCTGATTATTACTTATCAAGGCCGTGAATTGAATATCGACTATGCCATTGATCCTAGCGTATCGACAACTTCAGGTTTCCCCTCAAGCTATACACTGGAAAAGAATGTTTTAAGGTTGTTCCCTGCGCCATCGGATGCTTATAGTTATACCCTGTATTACATCCCTGCTATTGCCGCATTGTCGGATACCAATGTTACCAACTGGGTATCAATAAACGCGCCTGATTTATATTTATATGCTGCCTCTCTTGAATATGCACGGGACGCAAAAAATACGGGTGAAGTACAAAAGCTGGAGCCGATTGTCAGCTCTTTAATTGATTCAGTCCGCAGACATTCCGAAAGACGTGGGATTGCCCGTCGTGGAAGCCTGCAAATTAAACCAAGGCGCTGGTAATGCTGATCCCCTTTACAGGCTACGCGCCAGACCTTGATCCCTCTACACCG